GGAGGAGCTGTTGCAGGATCGGCTGGTGCACCACCGAGAAGCCAAGCTACGACAAACTCGATGATATACAACACAGCGATCACGAGGAGTAGCCCGATAGCGAACTCCAGGATGGATTCTGGGCTAGCCCGCATTAGTCCAGCGCCACCTCCAACACCACCAAAGACCCCTAGACAGTAGATGATAAACGCCAAGACGGCCGCACCTCCCACAGCAAACTTGGCAAACTTCTTGATCCAGGGGTCGAGCTTGATGTAAGGCGAGTCAAGGGCCATGAAGATCAGACCGACGACGATACACAGCCCGAAGATATTGACGATGAAAGAAGCAAAAGTTGCGAGATTCATTGAAGTACTCCTTCGTTACCAAACCCTCAAAATCAATAGTCGCGTTCGTTCAATAGTACAATCTCATCTTCATTGACTGTTAACGTCAGCCCGTGATTCTCCAGCCTGATTACCCAAGTACCCTCACGTAGGCCAGGGCCTAGGATCGTACCCGGCAACTTCTTTGTTCTGCTCCCGTGACGGAAAATATAATGTACCCGCTGGTTCGGTTTGAAGCTCATTGCCCCGGCCCCACATTGACTTAGTGTCCAACCCTCGAAAGCAACTCATAAAGGATTCCCGCCCCACCAATTGCTCCAAGTATAACAATCCAGAGGTCATTTGCACCCTGCTTATGCCCAACACCAACATCCTTATTGGACATGAGACTCGCCACATTTGCACTAAGCTTTGCCATCTCCGTCGTCAAGGCAGGATCAGAGTAGCTACTCCGACCTTCACCCTTGTCAAGCCGCGAGTTGATGGCTGTAATCTGCGCATCATAGTTACGCCGGACCTCAACCAGGATACCAGCTTGCTGCCTAATCAACTCGGAGAACCCAGCCTCCATCTTGTCGCTGGCAGCCTTGTTGCTATCATTGGTTGCAATAGCTTGCTTCTCTTGAGCCTGCAAGGCAGCGGTAAGAGCTTTGTCATTCTGTGAAAACTGGTTGGCAACGCCAGTAAACTTCTCGGAGGTCTCACCGATCTCTTTCTCGATCTTACCATTCAGGTGGGCAACAGCGGTCTCAAGCTTCCCATCAATAATAGCAATCTTTGTATTGATCATTTCGGATACAAGGTCTCTAAGTCCACCAACAGCACGATCGACCTGGGTTGGAACGCGAACCATATCCTCATGCTGGAGTTCGGTCGCCTTGTCGATACCCGAAAAGCGGGTTTGAATAGCTTCAAATTGTGTTTGCAACTCATTACGCAACGCAACAAGAGGGTCTCCTCTAGATACCTGCACCAAAGCAGTTGAAAGCTTATTAAGCAAGTCAGACGGGGTTTGAACTTCTCCATCCGCCATGACACCCTCCGAATTATGGCGGGGGCGTTGAGCTCGCCTCCGCCCTGATTGCTTCACGGGGCTGAGACTGGCTCCGCGCCTGACGCAGTAACACCTTCAACACTACCTTCCACCGTTAACCCTGGAGCGGGAACAGGTTTTTTGACCACGGTTGGCGCAGGCTTAGTCACCCCACCAGCATAGTGCGCGGCGATAGCATCACTTGCTGCCTGTTGAATGATAGGCGTCAAAGCTGCTGTAAGCTGACTCAGATCGGTTGGGGGAGGAGCCGTGCCTGGCTTACCAGAAATGCGGGAGGCGATGAAGTCGATATTCGCGTCCGTGATATTTCCCGTCACATTAGATGGCAACTTGGAAATGACCAGATTGACAACCTTCTTCTCGTCCATCCCCATAGACTTGACTGCTCCTGGAACCATGTCCAGGACGTACTTGGCAGCCATAGCCGTCACCCCGGAGGCGACCGGGACGGACATCGTGCCGTCCTTGGAGGCAGCATCAATCCTGTTGATGGCGTGGTTGACACCGTTCTCGGCTGCGTTCAAGAGTGTGTTACGCGTGTTCTCGTCCTTTATGTGTCCTTGCAACCAATAGCCAAGAATGCTGAGAAACGTCAGACCGATGATCTGAGCTAGAGCCTGTACGATAGGAGCAAAGTCAAGCAAGGTCGAACCAGACGTACCGATCATGAGATTTTTCCTACTGTGAGAGCAGCTTCAAGGGCAGAGATGGTTTCTGGGCCGGCTATACCATCAACAGTTATGTTGGCACGGTCTTGGAAAGCCGTGATCGCTTGTTTGGTCATACGGCCGTAGGAACCATCAACTATAAGCGGTGGACGCGCAATCTGCAACGTGTTAAGCGCGGCTTGAATCCAGGCAGTAGACTTCTCGTCGCTATGGATACCACCAACGCCAGTCAATTGCGCGGGCGGAGCATCATCGGCCGCAGGCACAACATCTTGCGCACGAGGAAGCTGGAGGGAGTTATCGAACTGCGCCATCTGCCATGCAACCGGGTAGCACCCAAGCTGGCTGTCCCAGGCAGAAGCATCCCAGACACTATCTCTAATGTACTTGCCTCCATCATAGATATTTGTACCAGCCCAATCGTAGCCAGATTGTTTACCATGGCTGAGCGGACCAAAGCCGTTGTAGAGGAGCCACTCGTAAACCGCTCTCTCCCAGGACCAATCCGTTACTTGATTGAGACGGTCCAGAGTCAAAGCATCAATGGCCCCCATAGCCCAAGCGTTAGGACCTGTGAAAGGTCCGCGTCCACGTGGAACATGAACTGAAGGATGATTTAGGTGGTCTCCATTGCCGAGGTAAGTCGAGAAGTCGGCATCGCTTTCACGTTCGTGTATTGCTGCAACAACAATAATAGGCACCCCCGTACCAGCCGAAACATGCGCATACTTATCCTTGAATGTGAGTAGGTGCTTTGCAACCGCTTCAATACGGGCCTGCCTAGCTTGCAATATTGTAGCACGGTTGAGTTGGGCCGCAATGGTAGGCTCAAGTTCTTTGTACGGATGTTGCACGATAGCTCCAATCTCTCTATGGGGACGCTCTTCTCATTCTTCGGAGGTCTTCACGCAAGTTATCATTGTCAGCCTTGAGCTCTTTGATGGCCGCTGCCAGCACCGCCGTCAACTCTTGGTACCGAACACCCTGAAGTGCTCCTTCGGGGTCCCGCCCAACCATGCGCTCATCAACGGAGGCTACCTGGTGGGCACCGAGACCGAACTGCTCATATTGGCCACTGTCACCCCATCCTTGGCGGTAGCGGAACGCGAACGGCTTCAACTTCGAAACCATGTCGAGCGCATCAGCCGGGCGCAGGGGAGCGATGATGTTCTTAGCCTCCTCCAAGGAGGCTAGACAACCAACAGTAGTGTCGGCAGTGAACTTGCCTGTGCCTGTGGTCCAACACACTGTTCCAGTTGTAGCAGCTGATGACGTCGTGATGTTGGGTTCGAAGTACTGCCCATTGATCTGGAAGTCGCCAACACTGTTAGAGGTCAAGCATCCCAAGCACGCGCTTCCATTGGCATTTATGATGAGGCGTCCGGTATTGTTTGTTCCAAGCAGAAGCGGAGCATTGTTTATCTCGCCAACAATCAGCCCATTGGTGCCAACGTCGATCAACTCTGCCCAATTACCAATGGTCTGGCCGAAGTGAACGGTCGTCCGGCCAGCAGAGTTGGCTTGGAACAGCAAGTCAACCGCAATCGTCGAGTTGACAACTTCCACTCCGCTTGCGCCAGTAGCCGGATTTGTATTGCCCTTGATCTCGATGAAGCTCCCGGCTGCCGTAGCTGCGCCTTGAAGATTAATAGCTCCGGTAGCGTTTCCAAGACCTCCCACTGCTAGTGCACCTGCACCACAATCCGCCGCCGTCCCAATCGCAACGCAGCCACTGTCAAGAATACGCATCCTCTCGGACTGCGTCCCGGTCTGGAAGGCTATGAAATCTGTTGTGCCTGTACCAGAAGTGCTCTCCAGGATCAAGGAGCTACCAGCTGCGGTACCACCAATAACGAGCGGGGCGGTAATGTTGGTTATGAAGGTCGGCGTGGTCGAGAGCACGACGCTACCCGACCCGGTAGTACCATTTGATAGGTCACTCGCAGCCAGTTGGCCAACCGTGAAAGCGGCTCCAGCAGAGGTCTGCTTGACGACCTGGGAGGTCCCACCAGTCGCGCTGAAGTCAGTGGTCCCGTTCGGCAGTGTTATCGTCGAGTTGGCATTCACGTTCGCGGCAACTTGGATCTTCAAGGTACCTTGGGTTGCTCCGGCGAGGTCAACGATGCCTCCATGGACGCCGACCGACCCGAGGTTCAGCTGCCCGTTCCCTGTCAGGGACGCGAACGGAAAGCTCAGGATGTTCCCCGTCACCGTGACGTTTGGCAGGTTCGCGAAGTTCGCCACTGTCATCGCGAAGTTGTTGGCTATCACGTCGCCCCCCGTATCCAAGGGAGGCACCGTGCTGATCGCCGACCCGAGCAGGAGACCCTTCTTGAACGCCCCGCCCGTGCTGCCCGGTATCCCGTCGATGACGATCGCAGCGTCGAGTCCGCTCGCCTGACCTGTACCTAGATTGGTGATCTCGACGCCGTACCGCTGTGTTGCGGTGGCACCAGAAGCGATTCCGGCCTCAACATTCAGCGGGGCTAAAGTACCCTGAGTGGCCCCGCTCGCGAGCTGCGCGATGATGTCCGCCCCCTCCAAGAACCCACCCTGGCTCTGGTTGGAGAAGGCGTTCGCCACAAGCGCCAGTCTGTCTCCATTGGTGCTGGTCTGGTTATTGAGTATCTGGAAAAGTGCTCCTATTATGTTCGTGCCTGTTGCAGAGCCGTCAGACAAGGACAATTGGAAGCCCCGAGCAGAAGCGTTCAAGAGCCCATTAGTAGCACCGCCCGTGGTGGGTCCGATATCATTCGTCACGGTTATCTGATTGTACGCAAACGGTCCCGTTGGCGTCCCGCTCGCTGGGCTTGACTGTGTGACGACGATGCCTTGGTTAGTACTCAAAGCCGTTGGGTTCACGGTAAGAGGGCCACCCGTGAGTGTGGCTACAGAACCTGCAGCCGTGGAGCACTGTACGCCCGATCCGGTTCCTACCTGAAAAGCACCCGCCCCTGTACATGAGGAGGCACCAGCAACCTCGATGGTGGTTCCATTGATCTGAGCGAATAGCCCTGCACTAGTCGTCCACATGTCACCATTATTAGGACTTGACGGTGCTGTACCAGGAGGGAGATTGAATCCGGAAGCACTTGAAATTGGAGCAGCAGTGATCAACGGACCTGTCATGACTCCGCCCGCTGCGTTCAGCGGAGAGAAGCCAAGAGCGTCTTGCTTGTTAGAAAAACAAGTGTTCCACTGTCCTGCGGTCAAGACCGCACCCGTCGCGATATAAGGACAGGAAGATTGAGCTTGTGCTACACCTATAAAACCGAATAAAGCAAATAGGACAATAGAGGCCTTGGCCATCAGCTTAGTCATAGAAGACCTCGATCAGAATGACGCCAGACCCACCAATCCCAGGGCCGCTCGGAGTTCCCGCTAAGCCGCCTGTACCGACACCGTAGGAGTAGCTAGCAACCGGATTGTTGACTACAAACTCAACATATTCACCGCAGCCACCACCACCGCTCGGTGCACTCGTCGTCCCAGTTGGAATCACACCCGCACCACCAGACCCCGTATTCCCAACACCGTTAACTCCAGAGGGATTGCTCCCACTGGAGTTGTTCATGCCAGCGCCGCCGAATGGACCACCACCCCCGTTTCCGGCAGGAGAGCCAGTCTGAGACCCCTGAGCTCCCTCACCACCAGAACCACCAGGTAACCGCAGGATTCGTGTCCCAGTACCGTCAACGCCACCACTACCGCCAACACCTCCAGCACCAGCATTTGTTCCACTGTTTGGACTTCCACCATTACCGCCCAGCGTAGTCCAACTGCCAAAGCTGGTCGTACCTCCAGTACTACCACCAGTCTGGGCACCACTACCTACACCACCCCCACCGCCGCCCCCACCGATCATTCGTATCTTGAGACGCTTGGCCCCTGCTGGAGTATTGAATGTCCCCGAGCCAGAACCTAGTGTCGTATAGGTCGGGTATAGTCCATTTGAAATAGCAGTAGCTCGTCCCTGAGCATCAATTGTTACTTGAGGGCGGACATATGTCCCAGCTGTTACACCTAAAGCAAGAAGTAGGTACGTAATGCCTAGCCAATTAGCGCCACCTGTATCTGGATTGCTTAGATTGTTGTCAACCGTTGAGAACCAAAGTGCTCCCCCACCAACAGCAGCAGCAATAACTGCGCCCTTTGGGTAGCCTCCAATTGCTGTTGAGAAAGTCTGATCAAATCCAATAGGAGCGCCAGCTTGCTGCCACTGGTTCCATTGAGTTATTAGCTTCAATATCCCGTTGAAATCTTGCCCAAATGGCCCAACCCCTCCCGCAGCGGGAGGTAAGAATGTATTAGGCGGAAAGCCATCCGTGAGTGAGGCTGCTCCGTTTTGAATACTGATCTGCGAAGCCTGTGGGACCGTACGAATGTACGGAGACCCTGCCGAGTTAGCGAAGGGAATGGGGAACTTGGCGGGTATCTGTGAGTCTTGCATGACTAGGCGTTGACCACCACAGTTGCAGAAACACCAACAGGCTTGGGTAGCACCCCAGATTGTTCGACAATGACAAGTTCGACTGGGGAAAGTTCAAACTTGAAGAAGTACTGCATTGTCATATTGTTTCCATCGACCACGTAAGCATTCCCCCGTCCTGGAAACAAGTTGATCAGCAACTGATTGATGCTCTTAGTCGAGCCATCGGATATGTTCGCCAAGGCTTTCGCAAAAATGAGAGTGCGAAATGCAGCATCAGAGAGATTAAATACATTCGTAGCCGGCACCCCAGAATAGAATGGAGCTTGATTAAACCCTGTAAAGGCTCCAGCCCCCGCTTCGTTAAAGCCGAAGTAAGTCAACGTTCCAGGGACGTTGACCTGGCGGATGACCCCAACAATGCGACCCCAGATATCCAGGCCGTAGCCTTGAGCAGAATCGACATTCCAGATCAGATCATAGAAAGAATCGAGATTTGCAGTCGGATCGATGTACTGGAAGAAGTTCGTGATTAGTTGGGTAAGGATCGGTGAATTTGCGTACTGACTAAGGATTGTTGTCCAGTAGTCAAAGCTCGGGATCGTCCCAATAGGACTTGACCCAATAACAAACTGCCCGATGGCGTTCTGTCCCGGCCCAGTGCCAGCAGGATACCTGGGATAGGGCGGTCCAGACACTCTACGTCACCGTTACTGAAACATTAGCCGCATTGTAAACGGGCTCTTGGTTAATGTTAACAGCAACGAGAGTCAAGCTTGCAACAGCAGTCGTAAACAGCTGTCCAACCGTGACCGCGCCACTCACGGTGGTTGCCTGACTTGTAACGTACACCCCCGTCCCGCCGACCGAGCCACTGGATTGGCTTAGAATGGTTGTTCCAATAGGAATACCAGCCCCAGCGATTATATTTCCTGCCTGAATTATACCCGTCAGAGCCGTAACCGTCAGTAATGTACCAGACCCAGTTGCGGTACAAGTGCCTCCAACGGTCTGGGAGTTACTGACTGTGTAGGTACCTGAACCTCCGGCTCCAGTCCCCAGCGCGGTAATCTGCGTTCCGATAGAAATGTAGCCAGAGCCGTCCGAAAGTGTCTGTCCAACTCCAAGCGAACCTGATGTCAGAGAAGTTGCTGTTAAGGTAGTTCCAGAAATGCGTCCAATCGCAATTGCGGAAGCTGAATTGTTCGAACCCAGCTGGAGAGAGCGTATCTGCGCCCAAGAACCTAGCGCCTGGATGACACCGAGGTAGCGCGTAGCTAGAAGTACCGAACCAATCCGCGCTCGCGGTCCTCCGTCTGCTCCGGTAAAGGCTGTGGCTAACGCTACTTGTATCAACGATACTGCATTAGCGGGAACAAGCGGCCCTGTAACAATATTGACAGAAAACAGAATTGCCAGAGTACTAGGTATCTGGAATGACACGGTATATGAAGGCAGAGGAGGACTGTACCCAGAGTTAGAATCAAAGACCGTAACCGTGGTGGTACCTGTGTAACCGCATCCTGGTGCCTTCTTGGACCAGATCGCCTGAGCTACAGCAGTTGCTGAACCTCCAACAGCAGCAACATAAAGCGAATTTGGGTTGAGGGTGACCCCTCCAAGAGTCAACGTGCCATTAGTCGAATTTTCAGTGACGTAGGCATCTAAGACACCCGTAACATTGAGCACAGCCCCTAGTACAGAAGGCAGAGACCCAATCGAATTGAGAGCAACAGACTGCTGTCGTCGGGTCTCGAACTGAGCTCTGGTCTCGGTTGCTCGGCCAATAACGCCCGAAACAACTGTGACCGAATCCCACCCCGGAATGGCTTGGTAGATTGAAACTGCGTTAGTGCCGGGAACAACCGTAGGACCAGGAACTGTGCACGCAAAGGAAAGCGTTACTGTTCCACTAATCCCTATCGCCCCGGAACCCGTACACGTATAGAGGTTATTGGCAGTGTCTACAATCGTTGCCCCAATAGGGATAGGAACGCCTTGGGCTCCAGTACATAAAATCTGAAGTGTGGTCGGTTGTGAAGGAAGCCGATACAGGAAATAGATACGAGCAATCGCATCCTGCATCCGCCCAGAAGCGAGTGCTGGGTCAACCTGGTTGGCATAGTACGTGAAGAGGGAATCAACATTGCCAATGATAGATGCAAAACTGGTAGCGAGCTGCCCTTGGGGAGTCGTCAGACTCGGGTTGAGATTGCCTCCAAAGGCAAGATTGAGGTCGGCTTGAACACCCGCAAGGATAGCTGCTGAAGAAGGAGCAACGAATCCGTTGGAACTGAAGGTCGGCGACGGAACGGAGGTTGCCATCTAAGCTCCAATTTCTAACCCGTTCCTTGAGGATTTACAGTACTAAATGTTGTAACAGAAACCTGGCCAGTAGTTGCACTCGTAACCTGCACCTGTCCAGAAATACCACGATTTGAAACCGAAGATATGAAACACTCCGCAGACACAACATCAGGGACAGTCAGCGCCGCAGTAACCAATTGCTGCTTTATGAATGATAGAGGCTGATTGTGCCCAAATATCTGCGTCAGATAGGGGATACCCAGTGTCGTATCCAAGAAGCAGTCACCTAGAAAAGTCTGGATTGCACTAGCAGCATCTTGCGCTAGAGAATACGGCGCTGACGCAACAGCTATATTATTGTTTGCGTCAAGTACGAGGTCCCAGTTCGTAAGGTCTAGCAAAAGAGTTTGGAACATCTAAGGCACCGTAACTGGTACACCGTTGATTTGAAGCGCCCCGGTGACAAAATTGACGAACCCTGGTCCTGTGATCATTTGGTTCCCACTAACGTCGGTCCAACTGATCCCAGACGTGCTCATGGTAATTGAATTGCCATTTAAGTCTACCAGTCTGACGCCCGTACTCGTAAAGATCAGATACTGATTGGGCGCAACACTGAGGCAAGACCCTGCATAGATACCGTCTGCAATATCAAAACGTCGCAACGAACCGGGATTAGCACGTGCGAGCGTTGACTTTACATTGGAGATGTCACGGTCTGCAGCTACCACATAGCCAATATCATTGACTTGCGGGTCACAGATTATTGCATTTTGTCCACCTTGCACACGCGACCATGGTAACCCAAAAACAGTTCCATGCTTGAAAGAATTACCGTTTCCATCCAGCATATTGACAAGAGGAATTACATCCACCGTTCCGGCCGGGGCGGCACCCCCTCCATGGACAGCCTTGACCTGGACGAGCTTTGTAGTCTCCATCCTGGCAATAATCTGCCTGATGATGAAGACCATCCTAGACAAGTCATCTGTCGTGTCATAAGGCGAGAGCTGACCGTAACCAAAGTTTGCGGTCATGAAGTGGGCGCACTAGGTATAGGGTAATTCGGATTGTAGCACCACATGCTGGACTCCCAAAGCCCCTTAGGGACAACCGAGTCCAAGGCATGGTCTAGCCGAAGGATGATCCATTGTCCCGTCGCCTTGGGCAACGAACTCTTGACATTGATCATTCCGCCAAAGCCAATTTGTGGATTGAATATCGCCTTGACCAGAATTCCATAAGCTGTATAAGAAGGGTACCCAATAAGCCCGGTGGTGGGCGAGAGCATAACGGTTGGAAGGCTTTTTCTGGACTTCCCCCTAGGCCAGATAGCAAGAACCTGATTCCCTAGTGACCCTTGGACGACCGCAGCTTCTATATTCGCGTGAGCCGCAACGGCTCTATACTGATCCACCCCAGACCCAACAAAATAGGAAGGAGGAAGCTTGACGTTGACGCCATTATTCTCAAAGCCGAGGTGCATCTGTGATGCTAGTCCCGACATGATCGTACCAACGTCGGTCGCTTGCGGGAAGCTGGAGGCAGGGAGAGGAATGACCGAATTCAATCCGTCAGTAAAACACTCAAAGTGCATCGGCACGTTAGGAGCCTGGTTGTAGTCTCCCGTAGCAGACATAACCGTCCCAACAAAGATAGTGCTCAGCCCGCTGACAGCATCCCCGGCTCTGATTGAAAGTGTGTTCTGTGGCACAAGTGAGAAGGCCAATCCAAGCGTTGAGAGCTCGTTAAGCAAGGAAGGCGTCAGACCCCAGACGTCTACCTGAGCTGTGGTTCCTAACGTCCCAACAGCCTGGACCCTTGCCGAAATCCGTGAACCCGAAAGTGTAACCGTGTTAGAGCCGTTGCCAAACTGATTTGGCTGATTGGTCTGTGGATTAGGCCCCAGCGTTATGTCAACTTCAAGCAGCTTCTGCGTAAAAGACTGCTTGGTCGGCGTCGGCGAAGTCGGGAAGATTGGATTAGCCACCTGGACCATCTAACTTGGCAACCCCGCAATGTCGGCCGCTTCCAAATATTGTAGCAAATACCGTGTACCAAGACCCGCATACACCGGATCGCTATTTCCCTGCGTATCCTGAAAAGCAAAATCACCAATGAAGCCAAAGTAGACATTACGCACGAGCCGGTTAGCATTCTCACAAATAACACCTTGAACGATAGGCGTATTCCCAACAAACAGATCAAAGAAGAGCCCGTAGGCATTCTGCACAAGATTGATCGTGCAGGCTTGATTTGCTAGCTGGACCTGTAAAGTTTGGTTGGGAAGGGGTTGTATCGGAACCGTCATCATTGGACGACTAGAGACCCCATAGGCGCAGAAGGGCCAGGCTGAGCATTCCCTAGTCCTACCTGACTTGCGTTCCCAGGCTGCTGTGTGTTACCAAAAGCCGCTGTCGATGTGATCCGAATCTCACTCAGCCAAATATCAACCATGATCAGACCCGCACCACGGTCTGCCTTACGAGCGTAGTCGTAGTGCGTAATATTAGCGTTGATGTAGGTCTCTTCAGGAGTGTAAATTGTATACAGGTTCAGAGAGTTTGCAGCAGTATCAACCTTATCTATTAGTGCTTGACGATTGACCAAGTTACCCCCTGCACAAACTCGCATTCTCCCTTCAAAGGGTGTCTGAACCTTGTCGTAACTCTGGAAGCCGCCTTGCTCGACCGGATAGTCACTCACCGTCCAGTCCCGCTTGAACTCGAAATCAACGACTGAGAACAGGTCCGAGATGTTCTGTCCTATAAGTAGCGAGCTGAACGTATTTAGCGCAGAGGCAAGAGATCCAAGTCCAAGAAGAGAAGCCAGTGAGCTTGCAATATACGGGGTTCCATTGGTGTTATAGATCCCCCACTGCGGCTGCAAGGCGCGGCTAATGATAAGAGCTGTATCAGCTATCAGTAATACTGGCGCAGCAGCACCATAGCTAGATAGCAGCGGAACGCCCAGAACATTAGGAACGTTTGGCACTTATTGCGGTCCGCTGTTGAACGGTATTGCATTGCTTTGGTGCATCGAAACCGCCCCTGGAAGGGCCTTAGCGAAACTAGCCGCGTCAGTCACTTTAGGTAGTACCAAATTGACGTTATTCATATTGATTGCGGTTGAATGATCATTCGTTGTAGAACTACGAGACCGGTCGTTACGAACGTTTGAAACTGCTGCAGCGCCACGCGAACCAACAGGGAATGTTCCACTGCCGATCACCTGCCCACCTTCTAGGATCTGATACGACGTAGCTCCCGCTAAAGTCTCGATTCCACCACTACCACCACCACCTATTCTTGTTTTGTTAGCAGGCTCGGTTGATAATTGTGACGGACTAGGGCCGAATACAAGATCATGCAACCAGGTTAGTAATCCTTCTCTACCTTCCTCAGCAAGAGCGCCAAGATCGCTACTAGCTTTTTCAAAATCAATTTCTTTACCTCCTGGCTTTAACCATGAAGGTAGCAAAGCCGTTAACTTATCCATTGCAGGAATCAATGTATCCAAAAACACACGTGCAACGCCAGTAGTCGCATCTTCAAGTAACGCCAAGCTCGCTATAACTTTCTTAGAAGCAATACCAGTTTCTTCAGTTGTTAGAAATGTCTTTTCGGCTGAATCACGATACTTCTTTGATCCATCCAAAAGCAAGTTGATCATATTCTGGTTCATGGCCGGTAAAGTGCGCAAAAGTGCTGAAAAATCGGCCCGCTGGTCTGGCGTCTTTAATGTTGCTGCTTGTCGTTCTATGGTTTCCATAACCTTGAACGGGTTCATACGATCTTGCGGCGCTACGCCAAGACGAGTTAACGTTGCGAGCCAAGGTGCACCTTGTTGGGGGTTGAGCAAGAAATCCCGCATAGCCCCCACCAAAACCAGAATCGCCCCCCGCGCATCTTCAGTTGTACCTCCGGCCTGACGCATAGCACTTTGCCAGACGGCTAATTCATGAGTACTAGCTCCAAAAGAAAAAGAAAGTCGTTCAGTTGAGGCGTCTAAGTTGATGACATGCCCAACAAGTTCTTTGAGTCCTCTACCCCCAGCAGCTAATGCAAAGAAACCTAGAAGCTCACGCTTGAGGGTAACAAAGAACTCGACCAGCTTCTTACCTTGTGCTTCAGTCTCCGTACCGGCTTTAGCGAGCTCTTCCTGAGTTTTCTTGAACGCGGCCATAGCCGCCTTCTGCGCTTCGTTAAATTTCGACGCATCCATTCCCAAGACAACGACCAACTCGTCAATTGTCGTGGCCATTGGGGTCTTTCCTAGCCAATTGGCGCTGGTTGTGTGCGTCTATCATAATCACTTCGATAAGGTCCCAAAGATCTTCCAACCCTAGCACCGTCGAGAGCGGCCCAGCAAGTGATTTATCGTGAGACAACAACATCCCTATTGTAGGGGGGACGTTTGGATACTCGAGGAAGTCGGCGGTGTCGTCACTGTGAATATCAACCGCCAGAGGGACTCTGCTAACGAAAAATTTGTATGGATGCGCAACACCTCCGAGCGCAACCACAGCCGTGTCTGAACTTCCTCGATATCATCTTCACTAACAAGGGTAGAGGCAACTTCTGGATGATTGGAATCACGCACCAACTGAACGCAAGTCATCATCTCGTCAAGAAGCTCATCAATAACCTTAGGGTCGATGTCCGCCCGTAGAAAAGCATTGATCACTGCGAGGGTGATACCAACCATACCAAGCTGGGCAACGTTTTCCGAAACACCAGAACCGCTACCCTTGAGAGCGATGAACATGCGGAGAGCCCACTTCTCGGCTCTCGTAGCAGACATCTCCGTGATCAGAAATACTTTGCCGGAATCTCTATTACCAGCCCAGGTGTCACCAGTTGGAACTGAAACTCTTTCACTCTTACGCAAACAGACCTCCTGGGATTACGCTGGAGCCGGAGCAATGGATTGCCAAGTCACCTCATAACGCCGAGGCTGCAGAACCCTTTTGGCTCCAGGAGCAGGCTTGTAACCCGTCAGGAAGCCATTGATCATGGAGAACTTAGTTGCAAGTCCAGGCAGCTTGATCAAGCCTGAGGCAGCATAGATATCTTTTGCCGCCTGCATCTGTGTCCACCACGTATCGAAGATACCGTTCGAAGCCGAGTCCGCCTGAAGGATGATCTCCTGGGGGATCTGGACATAGACGAAACCCGCTGAAAGCACACCATCAACCCCCATCATGACTTCCACCGACTTGATTTGTGGAATGTCATACACATCATCCACAGCAAAGCCCTGCAGCTGCTGTGGGATTGGGAAGAGCGGCGGAATGGTTAGAGTCAGGACTACGCCAGCCCCAGTTATAGATGCCATGAGGAAGCTCCAACCTCTAAGAGGGAATCACTGTAAGGCGACGCTGGAAAGCGCAAGTGACTGTATCGAGCCACGGTCTAGATACCAGAATGTGCAAGGTGGTGTAGTCCGCGAAGCTCTCGCTGTGGACGCAGCCTGCAGGATCTGAAGATAGTATCCCTGGGTCTGTAGCGTTGTCGCGATGTTCGCCCCCGCTTGGGCGCTCACGGCCGCGATTTGCGAAGCTGAGATCGTTCCGGGTGCGAAGGCACCAAAGTTCAGCCCCGCCGCGATTTGTGGTTGCAAGGCAGATTCAATCAGCGCCGCACCAGAAGTCGTATACGGGATGGACTTGGCATTGTTCTGCAGATTCAGGAGCGCGATCTGGAAGCCATTATTGAGCCAAATCTGGTTGATGTAGCTATCAAACCAGGTGAAGGCTCCCGTCACAGTTCCGCGCTGAAGCCAGTTGAAGTTCTGGTTGGCCGCACCAACAGCACCAAAGTAGTTGTAGCCATTGCCGAAGCTACCAGCAACACGCGGGTCTCCACCAAGGTTGATTGCCGTAGTAGGGTCGGTCACATCCGCAACAAGACCAGGCTGGTTACGGAAGGCGAAGGTAGTACGGCCATTAGTCTGCGTAAAGTCGATCGAAGCCGCCGCACCGCAGACAAACGCGGCCATATTGAGATCTGTAAGTTCGGAGATCACAAACGTACCTGAGTCTCCATTGCCCGCTAAAACCTGCCCAAGACTTGCAGTGGCCGGCACCGTTGACCGGGGTGAAGCGTCTGTGTCCCAACAGACATAGGCATAGCGGTTATTCTGCCCGTTCTTCCAGGCGGCGAAGGCCTGCTTCACTGTGTTACCTGAACCACCGTCAGGGTCGAAAGCGGTCATGAACGTGACCCAATTCGTGGTCAGCGTGATGATATTGTTCATGAACGTAGCGGGGACGGCGGCTCCTGTCCCCTGGGACAAGACTGCACCAGTTGCAAGCGTAAGCAGCAAGTTAGTAGCCAGCGCCCCAGAGCCAAACGTGATTGTGGAGCCACTCCCCGTCGTAGAGGAGGCTATCGTAAAGGCTCCAGAGACACTGTCGTAGGTTACCGCTGGCGCGAAGGCTGTCATCGCCGCGCTGAGGGCGCTTTGCGAGGTATTGACCTGATAAGTCCCTGTTCCCCCTGCAGCGCCCGTGAGCTGTGATACGATGTAGGTCCCTAGGGTTACCCCCGTCCCCTGGATGACCTGCCCTACGCCTAGAGTACCCGAAGCTAGGGCTGTGACAGTCAGGGTGGTTCCAGCCCCTCCGCCCGTACCCGAAGCCCCGATCGACCCCGTCAGGGTCGCGGCCTGAGCGCCCTGGATCAACAGACCGTTGTTGATGATCTGAGCCACATTGGAGAACGAGGTCGCAGAAGCCAGACTGATGGAAGCGGTCGTCAACGAACCATTGATCGTGAGCCCTAGATTGCCTGAATACCCCTGCAACGTGGCGAGCGGTAAGGCCGAGATGTTACCGCCCCGTAGGTACGCCGCGACAGAAGCTGTATTATATTGCGCGAATAGGAGAGTAGCTGGCAACTTATTCGAATTGGTAAACCCACCAAAGTATCCAGATCCCTTTCCAAGGCCTCCCCCCGCAATAATCGCTTCTTGCGAAGTTGCGCCAAAGAAGCTGGAGACGGCAAGGACAGACGAGAAGCTCGCGACCGTTCCAATAGGAACACGCGTATTGTTCGTGAGTACAAGCGCGGTGATATCTAGCGCCGTACCGCCCACGCTAAGGACAGAGGGCGTGACTTGAGCGAAAAGATTTGCAGGAATGCTAGACATTCCGTTCTCCTTCAGCCTTCTAGAGGCCGGCTAACTTTTGGTCAGGGAACGCGGATGAGTGTGACAGAAACAATATCGGCAAATTGCTGCGAAATCGAAACCACCTGATTCGCCTGCATGCAGGCTTCTACGATCCAGCGATCTTCCATCTGCTCCTGGTCTGAGATGAAAACCACCTGCTTAGGATCGTCTGCGTATAGAGGTGTAACATCAAACCCAGAAGTCGCAAATTGATTGAGCGCGTAAGAATCACGAAACGTAGTACTGATAATGGAAGCGTTATCAGAACTATTTGGACCATGGCAGTCCAACTGTATGGTCCACTCCGTTGGTTGCATTAATGCCTGCAAGCCTGCTGCCATGATCTGGCTAGGCGTTGCAGCGGTTCCGTTAAGCTGGTAGTTCCCCGGACCCCCTGTGCCCCCTGCCGAAGCAACAATGGTGAGCGTACCTGAAAGCCCGATGCCGAAGACCTGAGCCCCAACCGAAATCTTCCCGATGCTTATGGAATTGACGGTGAGAATATTACCGGCGATGGAAGCGTTGAATAAGCAGTCCGCAAAACTGTCTACATTAGTCTCAAGGCGCTCTTGCCGCAGCGGCGTCATCATTACGAAGTCAGCACCAACGGGTTCAGCAACCCGGTTGACCTGAGAACGCAGAACGTCAACGCCAGGGGGGAGAACACTCAGAAGATAGCTACGTAACACCGTGAAGATATTGGACTGATTCGGACTGACGATCAAGGTAGGGCCAATGCAAAGTTGATCAGGTCAGCATCGGCTAAAATTGTATAGACACCTAACGGGTTAGGAGCCAGCACGTTACCAGAACCATCAACTTGAATTTCATTATCCGCAATAGCGTCAATAAGATCGTTGTTAGTGGTAGACTTGGCAAGAATCTGCGCACGCGCGGTTGCGACGTTCATCAGGATTATTCCTTTGGGAAGGGTGCTTCCGGTGCGGATTTGAACCGCACTACAGCTTCTTACACGGTTCTGTCACGTGCCAAGAAACCGATCATCCAATGAGTTCGGAAGCGTTTAGAACGTCTGTGACTGAAGTGTCGTTAGCAAGGCAGCAGAAGAACTATCATTCTGCTGCACTAAAATTGCCTTGGTCCAGTCCGGCCATTGCTCTGGGACAGCCGTCACGAGCCAGACTGTTCCATCAGGAAGGACGATGACGTCGCCACCTTTGATGCTGACACGCTGGCCCGCATTAACAGCACCATTTGTGTACAACGTGCGGAGCGTACCGTTCAGGTTGAGGCCTTCAATCTGATGAAGGTCTTTGATGGAAAGCTCTTGAACCTGACCTAGAACTGTGACCGGAGAAGCGTACTGTGGAACGGGAGTTCCATCAGGGTTGACATTGCGGCCAGTGCTGACGCGAACGATGATCTGGATAGCCGGGTTAACAGCATTGATCATGCCTTGAACCAAGCCGTGAAGATTCATTCCCAATTCTCACGAGAGGCTTGTTCTTGTGCATCAAGCCCTATAGCAAGTTTCTGTTCGGTAGTTAATGTGTCCCAAATTCTACGAACATTCTCACCAACATAATTACGCCAATCATGAACACGCTCGGCTTTTTCCCAAAGCGGCGGGTCAGACAAAGGGGGAATAAGCACATCAGCGTCAGTCATCACGCAGCCTCAAGGAGTTTACGCTTCAGCTTGAAGCTCGTCATCTTCTTGATCTCTTCAACCGCACCTGAACCAAACTTGTGTTCAATTGAACAGAGATACTGTGGGTTGGTAAAATAGGTCTGGAATGCAGCATCACGGAAAGCTAGAACCTGCTTAGCAGAAAGATATTGTGTGGAAAGCGGGAGTGTATCTTCGCCATGTTGGCTGAAACCACTCCAAGTCTTGGGTAATTCAATCCCAGCCTTGACAGCTTCCTCATAGAGCTTGGAACCCGGATATGCTTGACATGCGTAAAAATTGGCGAACTCGGTATTCAGTTCTAGTGAGAGGTTCAAAGTAGCCTGCATAGTACTATAATCATCATCAGGCAGGCCGAAGATATAATTCCCAATAACGCAAATACCGGCACGCTGAATTCTCCGTACCACATCCACAATGTCGTCGGTCTTGAGCGCCTTGAGCGCACCGTCGCGTACATGTTTGCTCCCCGACTCGATACCAAGTGCCAACCAGCGGAAGCCCGCCTTGTGAAACATCTCCAGGGTGTGAGGCTTGACGGTGTCAACTCTGGCATACGCCCAAATGTTGAGCTCGGGACCAAGGCCAGTAGCAATCAGCTGCTTGCAGATTTCTGTGTAGTGACGTTCATTGAGCACAAACATCTCATCAACGATCTTGAAGGTCTTAACGCCATAGCGTTCGTGAAGCATAACGATTTCGTTGACGACTTCGGTCGAGTCACGCATACGATATTTGTTAGATTCAAACGGCGCGTTTATGCAACAGAACGAACAATTTTTAACGAGTACATTGTTTGCAAAGAACCAGCCCGTTGCTGGAACAGTTAAGCAATAAACATCATCACGATTTGGGAGCCTTCGAACGCTCATAACTCGATGGTTAGTTTCTCGGCGCTGACTATGCGGGTCAAAGCCCTTACGCCCTCTGATATCGGAGGAATTGCGAGGGCCGTTGTAACTTCGATAAGGCTCACCATTAACAGGTGTCCACCAACAATACCCTTTTGCCTCTCGAGCAGTGGCTGCAACTTTAAGCTTCTCAATATACGCAGGGTCTTGGTTACGAATATGCGCAGCCCTTCTATAATTACGGCGTGAAGCAGTAGAACGCACCAGCCCCGTAACCCCGACACTTATATTTTGCCGCCATTCTGGGGTTATTCCATCTTTCGCGGGATTATTATCTCGCATACGTTGCGCAACTTCGGGGTGGTGCTGTAGATGTTCTTTTCTTGAGTCCAAGACTAGCAGATTGTCAGGGTCGTCGTTACTTGGGATATGGTCCAAATGATGCACAAATTCATTATCCTTTAGCTTGCGCCCTAATTTGTATTCCATAATCAATCGAGCGCGATACGCAGAGCCGTGATTCCCCCAATGCAAACTAACTCTAACTCTACCAGCTTTTACACCTCCTTCTAATCGAAGAGCTCGGACATGAGCACCTTTCTTCAAATCCTGAGCTTCACACTCCCACTGCTTGCCTTTAGACCCAACCCTACCATTTCCCCACTTAAACTGCAAAAATTTATGATCTGGTGTACAGTCAATAAAAGTCCCATCATCAAAATAGACCCGGACCAACTGTTCGCGTTCCCCGTATTTACGAATACGAACCGAATCGGTGATAAAAACATCACGAGTCTCAGGGTCGTACGTATACACCGGAACGCCACCATCTCCGTATTTCTCCGCAAGTTCCTTGATTGGGATATCTCCATAAATTGTATTTACCGTAGTATCTCCAGACAAACACTTGAAAGAACAGCCTAATGAAGTCATGATTGAGGCATATGGCTGGCGGGAAGACCCATCCAGGCATTGCCAATTATGTGCTCGGTACTTATTCATTGGGAGCAAGTCCCAAGCGTTACCGTGCAAATCCTTCATGTCAATTAGTGGGGCGGAAGGGTTTACGTAAGTATGATCTCCATCTCGCCAAACTAGACCGGGAATCTTTTCCGTCTCGGTTCCACCTAGCAAATTGGCAATTGTTACAGGGCCTTCCCCCACACAGGCGAAGTCAATGGATTCTTCCTTCATTGTACGTTGTGGAAGGGCGGAAACGTGTCCGCCAACCATGATGATGGGAATTTGATCGTAAAACGGTATGTCCTTGAACGCCTTTGCAACTGCTCCCGCTCCAGCCATTTGCTGCGTAGAAGCAGAAGGTTGATGACCATAAACCGCGATACAGATCAAGCGCGGGCGGGGTTCAAGATGAGCAGCCAAATCCGCAGGGCGAAGACCTTCCGCTTCCGCGTCTACGATCTTGACATTAAATCCTCGGTCACGAATGTAGCCAGCAATTAGGCGACACCAAAGTGGGGGTTCGCATGCGACGAGGTTGGGGTCAAGATCACCGTAAGCGGTAGAGCTAGGAGGATTGATTATAAGCAAATCTAACATTCAATCAACCCTACGCTTGAAATAAAACCGCTCGAACAGTCCAGGCCCGCTCATGAAAATCATTACAGTAACAAGTTCCCACCCTTGATTTCCAAGGTGGCCTAAATCAACCGTAACCTTGCCAACGTTCTGAGTTTCAACTTTGTATTCCCAACGCACCATTACACATTTCCATGTACTGTATTTCGCAACATCTGGTAGCCTTTGATTAGCTCTTCAATTCCTTTGTCGAGAGACCATCGCGGTCGCCACCCGGTTGCTTCAAGCTTAGCGTTGGACACAGTATAATCTCGCTTATCCGTGTCTTCACCGATGGGTGACTCAAGGTATACAAAACCGGGAACGTGCTTCTGGATACGTTCGCATAATTCACGCTTGGATAAATTAGCATCGGAGAGCCCTACGTTGTAGATCTGACCCTTCATCTTGGTGAAGCGATAGATCCCTTGTGCAAAGGCAGCAACCACGTCACGGATGTGGATGTAGTTTCGCTTAAAATCAGCTTCGAATAGAATTACAGCTTTGTCTTTCACAGCACGATAGGTTAGGTCGTTCACCAACAAGTCCAAACGCATTCTAGGAGCCATTCCAAAAACGGTCGCCAATCTAAGGCTGATAGAGTTCCCACGCTCCATCACAATCTTCTCAGCCTCAACCTTAGTCCGACCGTAGAGGCTGATAGGGTTGAGCGGGCTCTCCTCCGTACATTCCTTTCCAGGCTCACCAATACCATACCCACTATTTGAAATCGGGATGATTATGGCTTGGCTTTTGGACATGTGAAGCAGAGCTTCACGGATAGCACCAACATTCGTACTCTGTGCAGCTTCCTGGTTCCGGTCGCACAGCGGTGCGCCAACAAGCGCGGCTAGTGGGATGAAGACATCGTACCCCTTGACGATCGAAATGACCCGTGGGTCGCGAGCGTCCCCATTTATAACTCGGAAATTTGGGTCGGAACAGAGCGCATTGAGCGGGGTCTGACCGTACATGAAATTATCGATGACGGTAACTTCATTCCCATCAGCAAGTAAGGATGGAACAAGGACACTTCCTAGATAGCCGGCTCCCCCGGTGATAAGACACCGCACTTTCAAGCACTCCACCGAATACGAGCATTACTTTTACCTAAACAACTATAAGAACAACATTTAGCAGTACGTTCCCTAGCTGGATTTATCCAAAAGCTGGCCCCACACTCTTCGCAAAATTTTTCAATCTTACTTGATTTTCGAGGGTGTTTCCAAAAACATCTAAGAGAACAAAATTTACCGCGTCCCTCTTCCCGAGCACGCCACCCATCAATCTTAAAAGGTTGCTTACATTCAATACAGATAAATTCGACTAACTTTAATCCCTTTGGATTGTGATGGTGCGCGTGTTCTACATGGTGAATGTCAATTTCTTTGCCAACAATGACTTCACCAGTATTTAACCACCAAACAACACGAGAACGCAACGCCCCAGGAAATTTGCCTTTTGTATTTATACAAACTCTTCCGCTCTCTTTACCGAGGGACCCTCCTTGAATAAAAATACCTAGCTTCTTAGCCAGACGAATTGTCTTAGCATCAACTCGCCCTACTGGAGTATCACAAGGCGCAAAGTACCCCTTGCTCGTACGTTTTCGTTTTTCCCAGCCAGCCACTCAAACTCTCCAATCTATCAAAATCCTCAAACAGAACCCCTATCAAGGTGTAAAGAACGGATGAACCAGAGCGTAGGCTGCTCCATAGATGATCAAGAAATAGAGAGTAATACCAAGAAAGCGCACGAAGGTAAGCATCACTTTCCCATCGCGAGACGATATTCAAACGAACGATTCTCGCACCACTCCGCCCAAAGCATCTGATCACCAACGACAGAAATTTTATCGTCAGCCGTTATCAACAGATAACACCAACGAACATTACGCTTGGAAGTCTTGACCCAGATGCCACCATTGACCTTACGAACTAATTCAGCATGAACAGGTTTGGTCTCACCTTGAGCGGCACAAACTACGAAAGCAGATATGCGGGAACGCTCCGGCATTACAATAATTTCAGATTGAGGAAGACTTTCCCATCCGCCAGGATTGTAACTTGCCCAAAGCTGGATAATACTCCGAGGTTGACACTTCACATCAAAACCTTCTTCATCACCGCAACTGCCCTCTCAATCTTATCAGAAATATCAAAAGGAGCGTTACCGATAAAAAGTCCGGTATCATGGATTCGATCCGCATTTGGGGTAGGGTACTGCTCACGCCAGGGAGCTCCGTAGAGATGGCGTGTAAAAGAGCCGCCCGTGGGGAGCCGACTATCAATTCCCTCCTCAGCGAGGCTCGCAACGAGCTTGAGACGGGTCTCAGACGAATCGACCGTAAAGGGGAGGCCAAAGGGGCTTGGATCCAGGGAACGAATGACCTGGAGCTTGATAGGAAGGTCTTTTGTCAGCTCTCGGAAGAGGATGAGGTTCTTCTGGCGCGCTGCGATAAAGCCTTTGAGCTTCTTCAGCTGCTCACGCGCAATAGCTGCATGCATTTCGACAGGACGAAGGTTGTAACCGAAGTGCGTAAAACGATAGCTGTCATCAAAGCTGGTCGGTGGTTCGACATCGCGGGTCCAACCATGCGCCCGTAGAATACGGCAGAGCTTGGCACACTCTGCGTCATTGGTCAGAACCATTCCTCCCTCGATTGCGCTAATCTGGTGCGAATGAAAGAAGGAGAACGAACTCATCAGCCCAAAGGTGCCACATAGATCGTTAGCGTGGTAGGCACCGAGGCTCTCACAGTTGTCCTCGATGAAGTACCCACCGTGAGACTCGATTGCAACCTTGAGGAAGTTCAGTGGCGCAGGATTACCTAGGATGGAAACACCAACAACAAGGCTACTGCCAGCGACGTCAGGAAGGTCAGAACACCAAGTAGCATCACAGTCCACCACCTTAAGCCGGAGACCGTATTGCAGAAGCGGCGCATACGTAGTGCTCCAAGCTAGAGCAGGAACAATAACCTGGTTTCCACGCTTAAGGGGTTGGTCTTTCTTGGCGAAGAGCGCGGCAATCATGAGCAAGTTGGCGGAACTGCCAGAGTTGCAAGCTATGCCGTACTTCATCTTGTGGAAGCCGGCAAACTCCTCCTCGAAGGCTTCGACCTCTGGGCCCATCGTGAAGCGGCCGGAAGTAATTACTCGCTGAATCGCGTTATATTCGTGCTCGTCCCACTCCGAAAATGCTGTTGGAAAGACCCACTTGGAATCAGGTTGATGCCAATTCAATTTTACGCGGTCGTGCATTAATCCCTCAAATTCTTTACGTCGCCATCTCTAATCCAACCGTTGCTTTTTCCTGTATCGCAATTCAATAATTTCCCCCATTTACCTTCGCTAGCTCTCAAAGCTTGTAGAGCTTCCTTAGGCTTATCAAACTTGCCTAAAGACTTATAAGAACCGCCTTTTAACATGAATTAAAGCCTCAAACAAAAAGTACCTCCAGAATTTATTGGTGGGATTTAACGGCTCCCACCCGGCCCGGTCATCTGTATAATCCCCTTAGCTGGCAGGGTCGGCTATGACCATCACCTTAGCCACCGTGAAGGGGTATTCTCCTGATGAGGTTTCAATTCGTCTTCGGCTTCCTGTCTGGCGCTGCCTCCTCTTGTTAGAGTTGCAACATCGACAAATCAACCATACGACGCAAGTTTCAATTGCCGTAAAGCTTCAACTCTTCCACCAATAACGTAGAACCTTCACGTTCCATTGCAGCCTTGTATTCTGACACAATGAGGTCTTCCCGCCAGAGGCTGACTACTTTCACGGTCTTCAGCATTAAGCGGTAGGCCTCAGTAAATTCCCCACCAAGGTGTTGTGGACCAGGGTCAAGAGGCTGATTTGTAGCAACGGCAGTGCGGATAATGACCTTAGGCCGGTAGCTTGAGAATAGTGGCAACTTATCTAGATGGAGGACTAGCTGAGATGTTGCGAGTAACAAAAAATTCCAACGTGGATAGATGCAGACAGGTAGGTCGCCATTCAAGCTTGCACCAATTGCAGCGCCAAGCTGCATGTCTTCGGCGACGGGCCACTCAACCTTCTTATACTCCGGAACGTCGCGGAGCGTATTGTGCATCGACGTGCCCGCAGACGCTACCGCCTGGCCTAAGAAAATGCTGCGAGGGTGCTCGCTCAACATTTTCATAGCCAAACACAACTGCTCAAAATACGCTGACATTTACAGTTTTACGTCCGCCCCTACAAAGGAAACCATACGGAGCTAGAAATTTACACGAACGCCCGCACCCGAATGCGGGAATGGAAGCGTATAAAAGTATTCTTCGAATTTGTCAGTATAGTGCGGAGATTCGTATTCGCCCCAAACCTGCCCCGTGTCTGTACAAACCGATTTCATATTGTTTTCCACGAAAAACTTGATTGGCAAATCCCAATTTGTAGCGTACTTCAAGCACTCATGATACATACCACCATGAGCCGTCATATCCCCCAGGAACGCAAAGACCTTCTCTTTACCGCCACTGCGCTTTATCGACCAGGCAATTCCAAGTGCGATAGGTAGGTTACCCCCTACAATTGCACTGGATAGGAACCTGTACTCAGGGAAACATAAACAAATCGAACGGCCGGCCATGATCTCGGCTTTGACCTTAACCGGAGGGATCCCGCACAAGAGTGCCTTGTAATGAGAACGCCACGAGCAGCAAACCCAGTCTCCAGGACGGTACTCCTGGAATATCTTGATCAACTGCTTCTCATTCCCGCCGTCCAAATGTATTGGAGCACGTATTTTGCCAGCATTGAACTCGGCGGCAATATCAGCCTCGAACGCGATGAGTTCTTCAACAGTTAGCATTAGTACCGTACTTACCGTTTTTACGTGTCTGGTTAATCCAGTTAGTATTCCCCAATTTACTTTCACTCATTCGGGCGCGGTGCTCTTCACTAAAATTACCACCGTACATTGGATTTAACGGACCCATTTTACCCTTACTTTGTTTTTGTTTAGTGCTCTCCTTATGAGTACGCCCCAACCAACGGAGACGAGCCTTCTCCTTATTTTCAGCGGTGTGTCTCAATTCACGGTGGTTCTGTTCGACAGAAATTATTCTTACGTTCCCTACCTTGTAAGGCCCCTTGTCGCCAAGTCGAGCCATACAGTACTGACCCTTATGTTTACCCGCGTTCTCCAATTGCCCTGAATCAGTCCAAATCTTGAGCCATTGCTCAAACGTAAGAAGGAATGGAATACCCCGACCCTTTGAATTTGCTCTATGTTGCTGAAATCTACGAAGGGGTATTGGCATTACCAAATGTTCCAATTACCAAATTCCGCAGTGAGTTCCGCCGAAAGCGCGTCTACCTTGTAGTCACGACGACCACCATCAATATTTGCCAGTTGGTTCTTGGCAGTATTCCTAACACCGTTGATCGAATGAGTCATCTTCAATAGTTTGTCTTGCTCAGAACCACCCTCGCGCGCCTTCGTCTCATTGATCCAGATGAAATGATTGGAGAGCATAATGACTAAAATAGCATGAACCGCTGAGGCTCCTACATACTTACCATCCTTAGCGAGCTCACTAAGAATCAGATCAATATCATGCTCAATCAACGCTCGTTCCTTGACGTATTCCTCAGAACGTTCAGGAATATTGATTGCCTTAAGCTGAACAATGGACAGCCGGTCCACAAGGTCGGACAAGGTCGGTAGGTACTTGCGCTGAGGAATTTGATTTGAGACAGACACATTATTTGAAGCTCGTTGCACTGAATACGCGGCTCGAATAGCATCACGCCGCCGCTCGTCTTCCCCACAATCCATCCTAGGAACTCTACGTTCCACAGGAAGATCTTCATCCCCAGGAAACTGAGGAATGCCTTCAGTCATGTCTTCATCATCCGGATATTCCCGCACCCCAGTCTCGCTCACGCAGCAACTCTCCACTTCTCTACAGGCTTATTCATACTGTCCAGAATACCGATCTTCTGGAGCGCAGCGCCAACACACTTTTCAGGGCTGAGCTTAGTCTTGAACGCTTCCATCTGGGCTGCATGTACGCCCCGCCAAGCCGCACGGGCGAGCATACACTGATCATAGAATGCATCTAGCGAAGGTGCAAACCGTACAATCTCGTCCCAAGGTTTGCTTAGTAGATGAGGTTCAGCAACCACTGGTCGGCCCAGACAGAGCGCAGTATTGCACCGGCTAGAGCTGACCAGCCCCATATCATCGAACTTGCGCAGCTGGACGATGACCTTAGCTTCCTGCATGATATGATCGCGCTGGGTCTGGTCCTTGAAGTCGGCAATAATGCGCACCCCTTTTGGATTCCACTGGACCCGCCGTGCCAGCTTCTTGAGGATTCTCAAGCGGCGCTTGGTCAGTGATCCATAGAACCCAAACTCGAAGGTAGGCTCCTTGTTGAAGGGGCGCACGAGCGAAGGTGCGTAGCCAAGTTCACAAGGTGCAGCAGGACAGAACTGCCCGTACCAGTTGGTAACATGGTCACCAGGGACAAGATGGATAATCCCTTCAGCGTACTTAGCCGCACCAGGGAACCACTCCTGACGCTTGACCATCTCGATCTGCGTACCTTGATTGAAGCCTTTAGGGGAAGGTTCCTCAGTTGCTAGGATGATGAAGCGCGCACCGGACTCATAACCGTGCTTCATGATCTCGATGTACTGCGGCGTAAAGCCTTCAACCACGATATTGAGCCCCTGACCATTCAGGGTGTTAAGGAACTGATTGTTACGCTGGTCCCAGACAATCTGGTGACCTAAGGCACGAATCTGCATGCCGAAAATGCCGATGACGTCTTCAAGCGAACGCTGGCCAATGTCCGAATGATTGAGCATATTGCATAAAAAGTTCACAATAACTCAGCGTCCTGTGGCGCATGTTCTGAACAAAAGAATTTAAAGATTCGTTCAGAACCAGGAACAGGTTCAATCTCTCCAGTAAAGTGATTAGGTTCCATCATTGCAAGTTCAATAAAGCGTGTTGCCTGATTCCAACAACCAAGTTCTACACACATTCGCTCTGCAAGTTTAGGTTTGGGAAAACCCAAAATCTCAGCCATAATTATTCCACATTGTAATCCACTGAGTTCAGCATATGTCCTGTATCAACCAACTGCTTGTCGAATTTCTTACGTTTAATCGTAGCTGGTTTCAAAGGTACGCCAACAAAGTCTCGGATCGCAGTTTGCAACTGTCCCTTGATCGCTTCACCCGTCAGCTTTAGCGTCTTGGTGGCATCATAGTCATTTGCCTTCAAGAGCCTTGCCATAGCTTCAGACCACTCTGGACTTTTCTCCCTCACCATATTTCTAAAGAACGGCCGTGGTGGGATTCCAGCCCGAGGAGCACCATAATCTTGTATCGCCGCAATCATAGCCACGGGTGTACCGTCAGGGTACTTAGCTCCTGACAAAAAACCAACTTTCAATGTAGCCGCGTTATTGATCTTGACCGTGAGCTCGGCCAACGCCTTCTCCAGCTTATCTCCACCCCGGATCTCGGCCATTTTACCCGGCCGGAGCTGGAGCGGGCTCAGACGGCCCAGAGACGGGCGCTGGCGAGGGTTCCGCTGGAGGGCTAGTAGGGTGGGCGTGACTCCCCAAAGCCGCTTCTACGCCCGCGAGAAGCCCGCTGGTATCGTTTACCCTAGCCTCAATAGCTACGATCTTCTCGCCGAGGGTCGAAACCGCGCCTTTGAGGGTTTCGACTTCGGCTTTATCGGCGGGGCTCAGACCCCCAGCCTCAGTCACGGCCTTTGCCGGGATACTTTCCAGGGCGGCGAGGTGACTCTCGATATCGGCTTGCCACTTACGAAGCCTAAGTGCATCGGCATCCATGTCGGTCATTTTTGAACTCCATAAGAATTTCTACTCCAGTTGATCCTTTTTGGATCACGAACATCATCCCAAATCTTTATCCCAACAAGCCGACCGTCAGAACTATATCCACAATCCACAGCGTGACCTATATACGGTCCCCAAGGACACCAAACAATCATAGTGTCTTCAAGGACGATCTCAGTCAGCTTCAGATCTTCGTTGTAGAAGACGCCAGGGCGGAACTTAGGAGAGTTCCAACGAGCAACCAGGTTCTTGATAATATTCCACATCATCACACTTTAGGCTCTTTCAATTTCTCCACGATCAACCGTTCAATCACTCGCGTGAGCTCATTTGCACCTCGAAGTTGAGCGTAGGTAAATAATCGGTGAAGATAGATCAACTCTGCTAGACTACACTTTTCCATTTGTATTTCTTCGAGATTCATTTTACCACCAATAAATAAGCCCATTGAATAGCAACTACAATCGCAGCCAAATAAACTGAAACTTCAGCAACTCTATGCATTATGAACACACCAGATGAATTGCCTGTTGCAGGACCGGATCGCTCGGGAACCTATCCCCAATCAGGGCGCGAGGGACAGGGGAGAGCTTATCCCAACCATACGAGACAGGGGGGTCACTCACCCCAAACCGCGCCCAAGCCAGCATACGCGGCTTGCTCTTGGGGCGGGGGGCCATATGCATGCCGCGCGGGTCGCTCAGGAAGATCGTACCCGCACTCCCTGTCATGACCGCGACAATAGAATCATGCGGGTTCTCGTAATCGTACCCTAGCCTCTCCTTGCTCGGGTTAGGGTAGAACTTATGTGAACCGCGTTGATAGAGATGGGCTCCATCCTCCTTGGTCGGGATGTCGGTCCCCATGAAGAACACAACGAGCTGCTGTCGGTCATCGCCATCGATGTGCCACCAGTGCGTATCGGCATACTTTGGAACATTAGGCGGAACGGGCTGTGTCCAGA